CCGGCTCTTCTACGCAACACAGCTTTGTGAGCTGTTAGCTTGAGAACCCAGTAGGTGTTCGCTGCGCTGTCTGTGGCAATGATGTAGGCTTGTCCTGCTGCTGGGGTGTTGCTGGGGACCAATCCGCAGATGCTGGTGCCTTCTGTGGTGGTCATTACATAGTCGCTGGTGCTGGTTTGCTTCACAATGTCTGCATCTAGTGCAGTAGTGCCACCAACCACGTGTGCATGAGCCAGGATCACGTTGGTGCCTGTGCTGGTCAACACTGCTGTGGATGCAGTGGTGCTGGCTGGTGAGAATGCGAGAGCTGCGTCAGCTGCGCTCACATAGCCGCTGCCGCTGGCGGCAACAGGAACAGTGAGCACTCCATAGGCAACTGTGAGAGTGGCACCTGTGCCGGTTGCACTGTCAGTGGTAGTTGCAGCGGGGTTGGCAGGGATCACTGTCATATTACCGTCGCTGGCAAGTGTCACTGCATTGACACCCATACCTAGGCTGAATAGGCTGTCATTTTGATAGCCAGCGCCGTCTGCTACTACCACACTGGTGGGAGAGATGCCTTGGTTGTCGCTAGCGCCGTTGTAGACTCCAGGCACAATGTTGCTGGTGCCAGTTATGGCTCCTGCTGCTGCTGTGATGGTAATAACGGCAGCACTGGTCCATCCGCCACCTGGACCGAACGTGATGGTGTCTCCGGTGGTCCACACTGTGGTACCTTGTGTATCCACACCAAAAGTTCTCACAAGAGTGTTGACAATGTTGAATGTTGCTGCTGTACCTGTGGTTCCTGCTAGTGTCAGCACATCTCCAGGTACATAGCTGGCATTGGCTGCGCCTGTGCCACTTGTGGCAGGGGCAGCACTGAGAGCTTTCATGCTGATGGTGCCCAATGTAGCAGCAACACCTCCAGGTAGTCCAGGAGCACTCACTGTGGCAGTGGGCTTGCTGGTGTAGCTGCCGGGATTGGTTATCGTATAGCTGGCCACTCCCTCGCCATTGCTGCTAGGAACTGGGTCAAAAAATCTCGAATTTAATGGTCTTCCCATTTGATTGGTCTCCTTTTGGTGACGTTCTAGGTCCTACGGGGCGGGTTTCCCCATAAACTCACAACTGTTGTGAACACACCTATTTACTCAAAGGCATTTGAGTAAAGCTCTTGAGATAACACAGAGAACAGCCTATACATACTGTTGTGCAAGGAGAGGGACAGCATGGCCAAAAGAACTGAAGCCAAGAGAACCTACCGTCTGGATATCATGACAGTGCTGGAGGCAGCTGACAGGGGAGAGAAAGGCTTCTATACCAATCTCACCGAAGAAGAGCAGAAGGCGTTTGCGCCCAGAGTGCTGATTCGTTGGCTCAGCACAGTAAGTGACAAAAGCCCACATGCAGCCTACAGTATTTTGGCCACTAACGATTTGATCAATCTCGGCATGTGGAGCATCAGCAAACATCCCGAATTGATTTGGCTGTTGATGACTGTGGCAGGCACAGGACGCAAACAATACCATCAGTGGATCCCACAAAGCAAGGCAGCCAGCAGCACACCGCGACTGGACAGCTTGATTCAGCAGATTTGGCCACACACCAACAGCACAGAACAGAGTTTGCTCAAACGTTTGAAGACCACTGAAGAGTGGATGGAGCTGGCTCGTGGCGCTGCACTAGATGACAAACAGCTGAAAGAACTGCGAGATGAGTTCAAAAAAACCAAAACAGCCTCTGGTGATTGATCTCAACAAGCCACACACCTGTGAGTTCTGTCAACGCAGTTTTGCAAAAGAAAGCTCGTTGGTTGGGCATGTGTGTGAAGCCAAGCGTAGACATCAAACACAAAATCTCAGCTATGTGCGTAAAGGGTTTTTGGCATGGCGCATGTTCTATCAAAGCAACACGCCTAGAGAAAAGGTGTGCTCAAAAACCTATCAAGAATTCGCCAGCAGCAGTCTCTACAGTGCATTTGTGAAATTTGGCAGTTGGTGTGAAGAAAATCAAACGCAAGAGTTTGAATCTTTGGTCAAATATCTGCTGGCCAACAATGTGAAGATTGACAAGTGGTGTGACCTCAACACCTATCAAAAGTATCTTGAGGCCTTGATACTAGACGAGCCCTGTGAGCAAGCTGTGGCTAGAACCTTAGACACTATCAAGCGATGGGCCACAGACAGCGGAAACGAATGGCATCAATTCTTTCTCAAAATCAATCCCAATGTGGCTGTGGGCTGGATCACTCAAGGACGAGTGAGTCCGTGGGTGCTCTACAACTGCAACAGTGCCATACAGTTTCTTGAACGATGCACACCAGAACAGCTGGCCATCATTCAAAACTTTGCCAGCACACGGCGATGGAAGGTGCGTTTTTTGAGAAACAAGGATGCTGCCGACAGCATCAAAGCCGTGTTGCAGCAAGCTGGCCTCTAGCTGGTAAATTACTACAAAAGGATCGTAGCCATGTACTCCAGCAACAGTGACCGTCAATACCAACCATCCTCTGATCCGAGTGACCTTACCTCTAAGAAAACCACAGTTGACCTAGTGCCTGTGGGCAGCTACAACAAGATTGTAGTTGATGATAGAGAGGTGTTGGTGGTATCGCCCAACACCATTGACCGCATCAACCAGCAACAGCGAGCACTGAGAGATCAGTTGGCAGAATTGCAGGCACGTCATCAAAGGCTCTTGCAGAACTACAACAACTTGATCAAAACAGTGGCTCGCTTGGAGAGAGAAATGGAGAACAAAGTCAGCTATGATTGATCTCAGTCTACTAGGAGACATCGACATTGACACCAGTGACCGCAACAGCCTGTTGGCCGATCTAGATCATGTGCCAGCCAGTGTTGAACGCAATGGCAAGTGGAGCAAACACAACACAGGCGTGTATTTTCACCAGGTTCCCACAAATCCATTCAAAAAATGGTGCAGCATACCCTACAACCAAGCTGAAAACATGGGCTGCTACAAGATTGACCTGCTCAACAACAGCATCTACAACCATGTGAGAGATGAGAATCACCTCAATCACTTGCTGGAAACTCCTCCCATGTGGGACCTCTTGAGTCATAGAGAAATTGTCTCTGAGCTGGCACACATCAATCAACACTTTGATTTGGTCAGTAGACTGCGGCCCAAGAGTGTGTTGCAGTTGGCCATGGTGCTGGCCTTGATTCGTCCAGGCAAGCGTCATTTGGTCACTCGCTGTGAGAGAGAGGGCTGGGACAGCATTGCCAACGAAATATGGAACCCAGACCGGGATGGCTACACGTTCAAAAAGAGCCACTCAATCTCTTTGGCCACAACAATTGTGCTGCAACTCAATTTATTGGTTGAAACAATCAGCAGCTAGTGTTATAAACACAGCATCAAGGAGACAGATGCAGATGCGAACCAAAATTGCAATTGACCATACCAGTGATGTGCTGGGTCACAGCTACAGCTTTGAAGTTGCGCCCAACCGAGTGCAACTGGCACAAGGAATGGAAGAGGACTGGACTAGGCTAAACCGAGCTCGGTTGAAGAAATATTTTTGGTTTAGGGCACCGCTTGTTACTCAAGACCAACTGGCTGACACAGTAAAAGGACTGGCCAATCTAGAAAAGCCATTCTCTTTTGAAATCTGGCAGAATGAGAGCCGCCTGGATGCCAGCCTCAAAATCAGTGACGAAGGTGATGCCGCACTGTGGGCATGGAGCTATGCTCACTATTGGCAGAAATGGAGCAAGGAAGCTGAGCGTGAATTCCGCGCAGGCTTGAAGAGCAAGGCTCAAAAGGTAAAAGTGAACACGGACGGCACTGTGCGGGTGAAGGTGCAGGTAACTTCTATCGCCGAAGACTAGTTGTTGTTTTTGACCAATTGCACAGTTCGTTTTTTGCTGCGGCGGTTGATGAGTGTGTCCAGGCTAGGTACTGGACCACTTTCAACCTGCACTTCTTTTTGACTGAAGCTTTTGAGATAGGGCCGGAAGGGTCGAAATCTCTCGCCCAAGAACACATTGATGGGCACCAACCTATTGCTGCCCCACCAATAGAGTTCTCCGCAAACTAGCAGCTCGCGCTTTTGCTCGGCTGTCATATTGCTCTCAATCACATACATGTGCAAGAAATTGGCGTCGCTGTTTTGCACAATGCCCAGATAATCTCTGTTGAGATATCTTATGTGCGTGAGAAAGGGCCATCTGGTGTTGGTGGTTGTCATTTGCTGATATTTAGGATTGGCGTAAATATCACGCAGAAAAAAGCTTGGCACACAGATGAGTCTCATTTATCTCTACAGTTATCAACTTCCCGTTCAATTGAGTGAGACCAATCATGGTGCCCCCAATTATAATAGGCCCATGTACAACTACAACATCAAGCTATACAAAAACAATCGCAACATCATTGATTTTGTTGTGAGAAACAACGATCGCAAGCCTGTGAGACTGATTGACAGCCGTGTGGATGTGATTGTTCAAAACAGTGTCACAGGGTTGGTGGTGCTAGAAAAACAAGCCTGTGTCACTGACGAAGTCAAGGGCAGAGCTCAATTGACCATCACAGCAGCTGAAACCGAAAATTGGCCCTTGGGCAGCTATTTCTACAATGTGCGCTTGACCAACAGCGATCTCAGCCAAGAGTTTCTCTATGTGGATCTAGCCGACAGTGCCACTGGCAGTTTCGAATTGCTGCCTGCTGTGGGTGGCATACTTGTGCCCAGCACCACCATCGCAAGTGAGCAGTTCACTCCTGTGACTTTTGATTGGGACACCAACACAACCTATAGAATCACTGGGGCACAACCTGCTGTTAACGCAGTGGGCACCAACACAGGGTTCTTCACTGTTGCCATCTACACCACCAATTTCTTGGGACGATTCCGCTGCCAAGCCAGTTTGCAAAATTTGGCACCCACAGAGAAGAGTTGGTTTGATGTTGAGCTGTTTCCTGGCGTAACCGAAATACACATCGACCCCGCCAGCAGCAGTCCACAAGCCTTCAACTTTACTTTAGATGCTCAATGGATACGATTCCTCTATATTGCTGACATCGACAATCTTGGTAATTTTGATAAGGTAGTCTACAAAATAACATAGATCTAGCCTATACTCAGCTGTGATGATTGATCTACAACAGCTGATAGTGAGTCATTTGCCCGCTCGACGCAGAACCAGCAGCCAAGGCTGGATCATGTTCAATGCGCAATGTTGTCACCACAGAGGGCACAGGCCCGACACTCGCATGCGTGGCAACATCATGTTTGGCGTTGATGGTCAAATTGGTCACAACTGCTACAACTGTGGCTTCAAATTCAAGTTCGACGGCCTTAGTCTCAGCGACAGTTTTGCTCAGTGGCTGGCCTGGATTGGTGTAGATGCCAAGGAGATACAAGGTATCAAAATAGGGCTGCTGGCCAAGAGCATTGCTGGAGAAGGAGGAAGTGCTCACACTCACCAACCTGCCCCTCTTCAATGGCCCACAGTGGATTTGCCCGAAGCAGCCAGGCCCATAGAACAGCTGGCTGAGGAGGGCTGCACTGATCCAGACTTTCTAAGTGTGTGCAACTATTTGCTCACTAGAGGCGAGGATTTGGCACAGGGCTATCCCTACCAATGGAGTTCCAGCAGCCGAAACTTGCTCAATCACAGGCTGATCATTCCCTTCTTTTGTGAAGGACGAATTGTGGGATGGACAGCTCGCTATGCTGGCACACCACCCGCTGGGGCACCTCGCTATTGGAACAGCAGCATTCCGCCAGGCTATTTGTTCAATCAAGATGTGCTCCAACTGGAGCGGCAGTTTGTGTTGGTGCTGGAAGGACCATTTGATGCTATTGCAGTGCAAGGCATCAGCCCCTTGGGCAGCACCATGAGCGATCTACAGATACAAAACTTGCTCCTCAGCAATCAGCATCCCATTGTGCTACCAGATCGCCAACGCAAGAATCAAGGATTGATTGACACAGCACTGGCATTTGGCTGGAGCGTGAGTTTTCCTGAATGGGAAGACCACATCAAAGATGCTGCTGACGCTTGCAAGGCCTATGGGCAGATCTACACAATAACTAGTGCGCTGGCAGCACGCA